GAGTTAGACGTGAAATGGTAAAAAATGTTCACGCATTTGTTATTGGTGATTTAGTTGATTATTGTCAGTCGCCATGTAAAAATATTCCTAAAGAACCAACGGATAATGTAATAACGTATAACCCTTATAAGTATGATAGTTTTGTATATAAATCGAATAAAAAACCAATATACAAAACAAAAGAAATTGATATGATTAATTTAAAAAACAAATTATTCGTAATAAAAAAAATAAAAAAACATTAAAATGCCATTACCTAAAATTAAAAAAAACATTCCTTTGACACAGTCAAAAACTCTTTTACCTAGAAGACAGGAATTGGTTGATAAGATTAATAGGGATGGTACCTATCTCCCTAAATCAATATTACATGCCGACTTGGACGGTGGGTTTTTAAATTTTGTTAAAACAGATTTAAAAACTGTTGTTGACGGAAAGGTAATACCTATGGTTGATATTTTAGTTACAACTCAGAATTGGTCTCAATTCACGGAAACTTGGAACATTCAAAATATTGATAAAAATGTCGAGCCCCCATTCATAACAGTTGTTCGTATTCCTGAAGTTAAGTTTGGAACTAATCCCGCAACACTATACAATATTCCTAATAGAAAACAATATTTCTACGCACAAGTACCTACTTGGGACGGACAAAGACACGGAGCGGACATTTATAAAATACCACAACCTGTACCTGTTGATATAACATATAATGTTAAGATAGTATGTAATAGAATGAGAGAACTAAACAGTTTCAATAAAAATGTAATTGAGATGTTTGCGTCAAAACAAGCCTATACTGTGATTAAAGGACATTATATTCCAATAGTAATGGGTAATATTAGTGATGAATCGGTATTTGATTTGGAAAAAAGAAAATATTATGTACAAAGTTATGAATTTATATTACTTGGTTTTTTAATTGATGAAGATGAGTTTGAAGTTTCTCCAGCAATTTCAAGAGTATTACAAGTTGTTGAGTTTGAAACACAGACAACAAGAAAACAACCAAAAAAACTTTCAAACCCCGCAAGTACAACTTTAGATGTTTTATTTGTCGTTGGAAATAATATTATTACACAAATTTTTGATTATATTGTTGACCTAAATTTAGGTGAAACCGATAATGTTGAATCGTTTGAGGTGTACATTAATAACGACTATTATGGCTCTGATATTGAACAAATTCAAATAAACACTAACGACACTATTAAATTAATTATTGTTAAAAACGACGACACAAAAGAGAGTATAATTAAGTTCAATAATCTATTGGTTTAATTCTCTCCGTATATATCGGGTTTTCCTTTACATTTCTCAACAATAAGTCTTTCTAAGAAACGATACATTTTTATCCCTCTTTTTTCACAATAGGTCTTTAAGATATCATGAGCCTCAATCGATATCTTTAAATTCTTTATTTTTTTTTCGTTGTTATCCATGGTAGAAAAAAGGCAGAATTTATTCTCCCTAATAATAAATACTTATAGGAAAGTAAAGTGTTTTGGTTTTTTTTATAATATTTATCAATAAAATAAATTAATTAAGAAAACACAAGACTAATGGCAACAAACAGTAAAGTATTTGTATCACCTGGAGTGTATACTTCTGAAGTCGATTTAAGTTTCGTAGCACAGAGTGTAGGGGTTACTACACTAGGTATTGTAGGGGAGACATTAAAAGGTCCAGCCTTCGAACCTATTTTTATTACAAACTTCGACGAATTCTCAACTTACTTTGGGGGAAGTTCTCCCGAAAAATTCATAAATACTCAAATACCAAAATATGAAGCGGCGTATATCGCTAAATCTTATTTACAACAATCTAACCAATTGTTTGTTACAAGAATATTAGGTTTATCAGGGTATGATGCGGGTCCATCATGGACAATAACAACTAAAGCAAACGTAGACCCAGCAACAGTAGATTTCTATTGTGAAAGTGCTACTACGGTTAACTGTATTGACACATGTGTTGATTATAAAGTAGTTGACTTTGCAATTGATTTCTCAGGTTGTAATAACAGTTTTGGTTCAATATCATTTATTAACCCAACACAAATTCCGGCAGAAATTGCTGAAAAATTAGACATTCCTTACGAATTGTTTGACGGAAGTTTATCAACTGTTCGTACAAACATGACTAACCAAATTTTTGATATTCTAAACGAACCGTCTTCAGAAAACACCTCTATTTATTATTACGGGCCAATTTCAGGAGACACTTACGAAGCGTTTAGTCCTATCTTTACTGCAGAAACAAATGTATATGGTGTTAATAATGTTGACTCTAACCTTATTGATTACGCGGCACCACAAAATGACCCTTGGTATTATAGTTTATTTGATAATCTTGGTAATGCAGCATATAGTGGTTATTCATTTTGGTCTATTGTCACAGGTTTAACTTTAACACCACCTGTTATAACAACGACAACAACATTACCAGGAACTACAACAACAACAACAACAAATCCTTGTATTACACCAACCCCAATATCAACAACAACTACAACAACTGCAGCACCTGTTAATTGTTATACAGGAACTTTAATTGGTAGAATTTATGTGTTTTCAGGAACTGCGTTTACTGACTATGATGATTTAGTAATAGCAACACTTCGTTCAAGAGGTTTGGCAACATACTCAACAGATGATGGACCTGTTTATGAGGTTAGCGGATTAACAGATGTAACTATGGATTGTTTGGGCGCATATTCAGGTGTAACTAAAAACCCATATGCGACATTTGGTATTAATATTACAAATAAAGATGGTAACACGTATTTCTTTGAAACATCATTCCAAAATTCTGACCCTAAGTATTTACCAAAAGTATTTGGTTCATCTAACTTTGCAAAACCAAGAACAGTAGTTCCTTTATTTGTTGAAGAAAGATTCCAAGCTTTATTAAACTACGGATGGAGAAAAGGGTTTATTAGAGGTTTAAGTTGTAACTTAACAGCTTTACCTAACGCAAGACAAGGTTCTGACCCTACATCAATCGCTTGGTATTTAGAACAATATCAATCACCAACATCACCGTGGGTAGTATCGGAATTAAGAGGTAACAAAGTTTACAACTTATTTAAATTTACAACAATTGCTGATGGTGAGGCGGCTAACACGGAGGTTAAAATTTCAATAGCAAACATTTCATTTAACAATGGAACATTTGACGTATTAGTTAGAGATTTCTTTGATTCGGACTCAAGTCCAGTTGTTATTGAAAAATTCACTAACTGTAATATGGACCCTAATGATAATGCGTTCATTGCGAAGAAAATTGGTACTATTGACGGTGAGTATGAATTGAATTCTAAATACGTTATGATTGAACTTAATGAAGACGCACCAATTGACGCATTACCTTGTGGATTCTTAGGATTTAATTTTAGAGAATATGCGGGTGTTAGACCTCCATTCCCAATTATTAAACAAAAATATGATTTTCCAGGTGAGGTAGTATATAATCCACCATTTGGTTTATCTTCAGGAGCTGACGATATTACAAGAAGTAATGGTGATAATGTACGTAGAACTTATTTAGGTATTTCTGATACTATAGGTATTGACGTTGATTACTACTATTACAAAGGTAAACAACTTCCTTTAGATATTTGTGGTGATTCTACGGGTGAAGATTGGAACTTTAGAAGTAGAGGATTCCATATGGATATTGATGCAAGTGGTATTACTATACCTAATGCATTTGTAACAAGTGGAACCCCAGCATTCTATTGTGGTAGTGCACCGTTTACTAAAGACCCTGATACAGAAGCTAACCCTTACTACAGAATTTTTGCTCGTAAGTTCTCATTCTTAGTACAAGGAGGATTTGACGGATGGGATATCTATAGAGAACATAGAACAAACAGTGATAGATTCGTATTAGGTAGAAATGGATACTTAAAAGGTTCATGTCCATCAATCAAATATCCTACGGCGACAGGTTGGGGAGCATTTAAACAAATTACGGTTGGAGATAACACACAAGGTTACGCTAACACCGATTACTACGCTTACTTATTAGGACAAAAAACTTTTGTTAATCCTGAAGCGGTTAATATTAATTTATTTGTTACACCTGGTGTCGATTATGTAAATCATTCTGACTTAGTTGGAAGTGCGGTTGATATGATTGAAAATGATAGAGCTGACTCACTTTATGTTTGTACAACTCCTGACTTTAACATGTTTGTTCCAACAACAACTAATACGCAGGATTTAATTTATCCACAAGAAGCTGTTGATAATTTAGACACTGCAGGAATAGACTCTAACTATACCGCAACTTACTACCCATGGGTATTAACAAGAGATACTGTAAACAACACACAAATCTATCTACCTGCAACTGCTGAGGTTACAAGAAACTTAGCTTTAACAGATAACATTGCATTCCCTTGGTTCGCCGCGGCGGGTTACACAAGAGGTATTGTAAATGCTATTAAAGCACGTAAGAAGTTAACACAAGAGGATAGAGATACTTTATATCAAGGTCGTCTTAACCCAATTGCAACTTTCTCTGATGTTGGAACCGTAATTTGGGGTAATAAAACACTACAAGTTAGACAATCAGCTCTTGATAGAATTAACGTAAGAAGATTATTACTTCAAGCTCGTAAATTAATTTCAGCGGTATCTGTAAGATTACTGTTTGAACAAAACGACCAAAAAGTAAGACAAGATTTCTTAGATGCGGTTAACCCTATATTAGACGCAATCAGAAGAGACAGAGGTTTATACGATTTCCGTGTAACAGTTTC